CTATGCCTCCGGCGGCACAGCCAGTTCAAAGCTCTCCCAAGTGTGTTCTGCCGCTTCAATATCAGCCCAGGCCATCTCCGCCTGCTCGCATTCCAACCAAGTCAGATACCGGAAATAAAACTCCACTGCCAGATGGCATGGCAGAATATCCAGAATAATTTTTTGAATCTGTTCAAATTCTTCCGGAACCCCCGCCACCTCTGGAAAAATTACCCGCAGATGCCCCGTGTCCACCTCAATCGCCCTCGCCCGAATTCCACAGCCGCGAATCGTTCGGTCAATAGTTTCCGGGGTCAGACTGTCGCCGTCAATTTGCAGCAATGCCGCAATGGCAAGTCGCCGCTGTTCCGTCGTCACAGCTGCTGGTTTTCTGGCAAACAGCGCTTCTGTCCGGTCAAGGCCCGCTCCCTCCGCTGTTGCGACCAGTGCCTCACGTTCTGCGATTTCCAACTGCCGTTCCAGTGTATCCAGCCCTGTTCCAGCAGCATAAAGTTCTGCTCCGCCGAGAGATGCATTTGATAAATCATATACCCGCAGCGGCTCCAGCAGGTTTTTTAAATACTGCTCATACATGTGCCTACGCCTCCATCTGGGTCACAGTCAGTGTTCCAAGCACTGGAAGAACGGCTTCGTTTGCCGCCAGGTCCTCCGTCGGTGCCAGAATCCGATAATTCTCTATTCCATCCACACCATAGATTTGATTTCCAATTTCCGCCAAGCGGATTGCTTTTCCCAGCAGCTTTCCGCTGAATAGTTCCGCCGCTGCCTGTTCCACCGCAGCTTTCGCCTCGGCAAACGCGATGCCTTCTCTTGCCGCCACCTCCACGGTCAGATCAATCTCTGTCACCTCTGGAGCCAGCACCTGGACATCTACGGCAATCTCCCGTTTTTCCTGCAGGTTTTCCTGAATCTCCGCTAACAGGCTCTCCGAAGGCAGCCCGGCTTCGGTCGTAACATATACATTTACTGTTCCAATGCCCCGTGCCCTTCCGACCGCCTTTGCTGCCGCCACGCCGTCATGCTGCATCGCCGTCTGTTCATAGTAAGCGGCATTTGCTCCATTTGGAAGCCGCTGATAGCTCTCCAGAATTCTCTGCCGCAGTGCCTCATCGCTCTCTTCATCGCTGCCGCCCTGGAATGCCTCAGGATTTGTGCAAGAGGTAACTGCCACGGGGCAAGCAGTCAAAATATGAATTGCTCCCGCCGCCACATTGGTGCCATTTCCTGTCCCTAAAGATTCTGCGGGCACGTCAGCAAACAGTTCTCCTGCCGGAATATTCCCAACGGCAGTTGTCTGAAAACGCACCTCCGCCGCCGTCATGCAAACCGTCCCATCCGGAATGGTCAGAGGCGCGGACGCTGCCGTATCCACGTAGAACCGCAGCATTCCTGCAGATTTGCTTGCCGCCGTGCGCTTGATTCCCCGCATGGCGGCATGCCGGTCCAAATAGATTCCCTGTGCCGTCTGTGGAAAACTTTGATCCAAGACCCAGTCCGCCTGAATACTCAATGCCTGTAGCTGTGCTGCCAAGGCGTACAGCCGCACAGTTAAATCGCAGGAATCATCCGGGGTGAAGCCCGCCCGTTGTGCAAAGGCATTCAGCAGTTCTTCATAGATTTCCTCGATTGTCCTCACCTGTTGTCCCCTTTCACTGAATTTTCAGTGTAATGGAAAAGGACTCTCCCGCGCAACTCATCGCGGCTGTCAGATCCATTACGCCCTTTTCCCTTTCTGCGAGCGTTACACTGTCCACTGTCAGGCCGCTCTCCTCTGCCAGCGCCTCAGTGACGTACTGAACTGCAGCTGTCTGTCTTTGGGCAGCACTTACCTGCCCAAGTAGCCAAAGCCGGCTGCCAAGATTTTCACAGAATGGAAAGTATCCACGCCGTGCGGTCAATCGGAATAAAATCCGTTGCACTAAGGCCTCTTTCCCGCTCACCCTGCGCAACCCTCCCACGCCATCTGGAACATAATCTCCGTCACGCAGCTTCAACTCCATCTCATGTCAATCCTCCTTCACAGCGGCATGGCTTGTACGCCTCTCCATTAACCACCAGTTCTCCTTTGATGGAGATGGTTCCCTGTAGTTCCACAGTACCGTCTTTTTTCAAATAGACTGCGTTGCCGACAGGGCCGTAGAGATAGACCTCACCCGGCAGCATCTCCTTTGGCGTGGCTGACTGCCTGGCCCCGGCCACACACTGCTCTTCACCACCTGGTCCTCCCTTGATAACCAGCACTTCTTCCCCACTTCCCGGCAGCCAAATGTATCCACCGGGTCCATAAACCGGCAGTGAGCGCACTTCGCCGCGGGTAATGACCCCTGTCCCATTCCCGGCAATCGTGGTTACACCCAGATCTGCATCTGCAGTTGGTGATACCGGCTTCACCTGTTTTGAAAGCCACATTTATGTTTTCTCCTTCAGTTGTAACTTCTCCATCGCACCTTCCGAGGCAGAAAAAATATTCTCTGTCTCCTCTGTCCGGTACTCACCGGCAATACCGATTCGTTTCAAATTCAGCCGCACGATATCTCCCGGAAACACAGCAAAGTTTCCCGGCAGGCAAATGGAAATCCGTTTCTCCTCTTCTTTGGAGCGGTCGATTTGATACTCTCCTGTGTACCGCATAGCCGCCCATGTGCTCTGTCCAGGCGTATATACCACCCGTCGACACTGACCGCCTCGGTTGATCATATCCTGGTTTTTGACAGAATACTCCACGTTCTGTTTCTTATCGATGACCAGCACTTCTGTCAGAACGCCATAGTGATCCTCCCGCAGTGTACAGGAGATCACAGGTGTTCCGTCATGGATGGCCAATCGTTTTCCGCTGTCCAGTTCCGCTGTTGCTAACAGCTGTCCGTCTCGGTTAAATCGCGGAGAAAACCCGCCGTAGGCGTGGCAAAAGTTTTCCAGGGCTCTCCACTGGCTAGTTCCCGCAGCCACTGTATATGTGGAATTTGCCCTCACATCTGCTATCTCCCTGCAGGAAATACCATATGGCTCCACATGGCAGCGGACAATTTCTGCCAGTGTCGCCGCCTGGTAAGTCACTGGTCTGGCCTCGTTGTCCAGAAGCCGCGCCGCGTAGCCTCGTCCCCGGACGGTTGCCAACAGCCCCTTATCCGTCATGGAAACCGTATACTCATCTACAATCCCCCGCAGCATTACCTGGCCATTTTCCATAGCAGAAAAGCCTGCTGCCAGGTGCAGCGGCTCCGCCATTACCTTCTCATACAAAAATGTAACTGTAAAGCTATCGCAGGGCACGCTACCCGTATAAGTCAGATTCCATGATATCAGCCGGGGCAGGGTGTATGCCCTGTGATCGCTTGTCATGAGATAGCCTGTCATGGGATGTTCACCCTGTTTCCGGGATAGATCAAATTTGGATTTTTGATCTGGGGATTTGCCTCAATCAGCATTGTCAGTTCTACATTGTACTGCTTGGCAATCCCCCACAGGGTGTCTCCTTTCCGCACGATATAAACAGTTTTCTCTTCTGCTTGAGCGCTGCTATCCTCTGGTTGGGCATTGGTACTGCTTTCCACCGCCGTCAGACCGCCGCTGTAGGCGCCGAAATCCTCCCAAAACTCAAATGTGTACCGCACATAGTCTGGTAGCGGCCGCTCCGTCAATTGGAGGGAGGTGAAATATGCTCTCGCCGGCTGCCATACCGGATGCACCAGCAGTCCGGCTCCCTCCTGCTCAAATACCGCGGCCAGTTGTTGAAACTGGTCGTAGGCATGCTCCCCTGCAAAGGTTCCTTCTCCCTTCAAAACCCGATAAGTTGTTCCAAGCTCCTGTATCACATACCGTCCAAAGGGAATCTTGTGGACCGCTATTTGTCTCCGGTATTCCACTGTATAGCTTTCCGGATTGTGGGGCCAGGTATAGTCCTTGAATCGCATAGGTGTCAAGCGCATGACATTCCTCCTTTCAGTACAGGGAAAAGCCGCCGTCATAACGCCGGGCGTCCCGCTGGAATGTGAGAGACAGCTCATCCGGGTCGGATGTTCCCCCTGCATCCGGCATCAAAAACTCTGTCACCATGCGGGTCCAGGGTTCCTGTGTACTGCTCTGCCCCCATTTTCCCCATTTGACCTGCTTTCCGCCAAAGGCAGCAAGCTCTGAACGGCTGCTATCTGACAGCGGTGTTCCCTCCACCGCTTCAAATCCGGCATTCTTCCATACAGCCTCCACCGGCTCTGTCGCCGCTTCGCCTTTTCCGAATGCGCCTATTCCCTCCAGCACAGGCGCCAGCCAAACCTGTGCCGATATCTCCGGGTTTATAACAGGCGTTTTCTCGGGGGCTTGCAGTTCCACTCCCTCCATGGCGCTGTTTCCCAGCAGCAGTCTGTAAAGCGCCATCTGCTGCCGCAGCAATTCCTGTCGGATATAGTCCATCTCATTCCTCCAATTCCACAAACCGCGCCATGTCAAAAGACGGGTTTTCCTGCTGCAGAATGAGCGGTCGCTCCGCCTCCAGGCGGCGCAGCAGAAGTTCCATCTGCCGCGCCGTCAAAGACTGTAAGACGGTCTCTCTATCCGGAAACGCCTGTTTGTCCCCGGCAAAACAGCACGCCTCTAAAATTTGGGCATTACACAGAAGAATTCTTTCCAGCGGATCTTCCGTCTCTTCCCTGCACGCACGCCAAATCGTCAGCATTTGCAGGGCCGTCATGGGCCGCAGTTCTTCAATGTCCTCCAATTTCACGCCGTTGTCTCCATGCGTTTGGAGGCCACCACTGTAATCTTCTCTGCCACCATCGCATTCAGCTGTCCCTCCTCATGAATTGCGCTCCACTCACATCCGCTGTAAATAATCTTCCGGTCCGGCTTGCAGATTACCAGGGAAAAGTCCCGCAAATCATGAAAATTGATGCCATCGGAAATTGCATCGTCTGTCGCATACAGCCGCGTCAGTTCCAAAATATACTGCTTCTGCCCTTCGATGGTGGCCACCGGCTCACTCTCTCCAAATGCCTCTACGCTCTGACTGGACTTGGTGGCTTTCGCTGCATAGCTCTGCACCACCGCTACCTTTTTGCCGTCTAATTCCAGATAAATATCTGAGCTTGTTGGAAATCCATTCATGCCGATTCATTTCCCCTTTCTCATACCGTGATGTGCACGGTCAGATAGATCTGGTTCAGTCCATGGGCCACAGCAAAACTGAACTCCACCAAGCATACGGTTGGATCATCAGCATCCGCCGTCACCGTCACCTCGCCATAGCTGTCAATAATTTCCGCCGCCATCTTTTTTTCCAGCTCTATGATTACCTGGGAGCGAATCGCGCTCCGGCTCTGGACTGTGTTCTTTGACCGTGTGAATTTGCTCCGCAGCGCACTTCTTACCGCAGGAATGATATCATCTACAATTAAAATGGTTGTCAATTCCCGCCAGGTTGTATCCGCCGCGCCGCCGCTGGTTGTTCTGGTTGTGATGCCGCGCACCGGTGAAATCACACCGGTTACACTTTCCAAGGGCGTCACGCCGCCGCGAACCAGCAAGTCGATATCGTTGTCGCCATAGGCTACATTTAATCCGTTCAGCCCCCTTACTGCCGCACCGTTCAGGGGAACTGCCGGATCCTTCCCTGCGGCAATGACACCTGCCACCGCTGCTGCGGAAAATACGCCCGGGAGCACGTCTCCTGCACTGTCCAAGGCATCTGGTCCCACAAGAACCATTCGTTCACTGTTCAGTGCCGCTGCGTGAGCTACCAGCTCTGTCACCGTCTCACCGCTGCCGCCTACCACTGCAATCCGTTCCTTGCGGCTGGCTGAGGCCTCCTCTACAGATGTCCGCAGCGACTGCTGCACGGTCTCACTCGCGCTGTCGCACACCAATACCTGTACATTCTGGGTTCCCAGCACCGCAAATGCGTCCTCATAGTCCGTTTTTGTCCCCTCATCTGCCACCCGGACCGCCGTCACCGTGGATGCTCCATTGGCAAACAGCAGCTTTAAAATGGTGGACATACCAGGCGTGCTGTCCTCTCCAAAAGCAGCAATTCCGGCAGTATATCCCGTTAAAACCACTGCCTGTCCCACTGTTCCCTTGGCTGCTTTGGCTGCCACGCCAATCGCCCTAGGCGCCTGCCCTGCAGACACCACAGTCGATGCATCATAGCTGGAGTATACACCTGGCCGTTCATGCTTCGTCTCACTCAAGTCTTCAAAACTCCTTTCAATTGAAAGTCCAAAAAGGCCATGCTGTCGTCGCTATCCTGTGCGATAAAAGCAGCCCGGCACCGAAGATATCCTTGGCGCAAAAACATTCCCGTCTCCTTTTCCCATTTCAGCGCCTCCCAGCGGAGTTCCCCCGGCCGGATCCCCTCAGGGAGTCCGCTTAGCAGCACATCCGCCGCTGTCTCACAACCGTCTTCGCACAAAGCTGCTCTTGAGCCCCGAATATCTACTGAAATCTCCGCCTCCAGCTGCTTCCCATACAGCTCTCTTACCGTCCCGGCAGATGCATCATAGCTTTCGCCCAGATAGTTGCAAAAGCCCATTGTCTTTCCCTCCGCCGCGCCTACGCCCACCACTGCTATTGGCCCGCCGTATTGTTTGGCTCTGCCGGCTGGAAAAGCTGTCAATGCCGGCAGCTCTGCCTTCTGCAGTGCGGTGATCACCGCGTCTCTCACCTGTATCAGTTCCCTCACTCCGCCGCCTCCTTCTCCGGTTCCAGCATCGCCCACCAGTAAATCACATTGTCGCCGATATAGTAGGCTCTGCAGCTGCGCGGCTGAAACCGCAAATGGTTGTATTCCACAATGTCCCCTGTTTCCAGCGGCGTCTGTCCCAGATATAGCCAAAGCCGGTCGTCAATACTGCCCAACTCTGTCATAACGAAGGGCTCGCGCTCTTTTCGGTCTGTCACTGGCTGCAAAAAGACCCGTGTGGAGACATCTGCCTCCGTGCCTCGGATCACCACCGTCTGCCCGTACTTCGTCAGGATTTCTTTTACCAAGTGTGAACTCATCCTCTCACCCCGAAAAAGCAAAAGTCTCCATTCACCGTATACGGAGCCATCATCCGTTTTGCCGTCTGGCGCAATTCCTGTGCAGCTGAACTTGCTTTTCCCACATCCTTCTCGTGAACAGAAAGTTCTCCCACTGAAAAAGATGCCACTGTATTCCTGCCGCACCGGCAGGCCCACAGGTCCGCGGCCGCCATAGCGGCTGCAGCGCAATGAAAGGCGGGACCACAGTCCTCCTGCGAAATGCCCTCCCGCAGTTGCCGCGTCAATCGTTCTTCGGCGGCCGTACAGAGTAGCGCCAGCGCAGCCTCCTCGTCTTCCCCGCTGCCACAGAATGCTTTCGCCAGCGTCAGCGTTTCTGCTCCTGTGCTCATACCTTCAAAACCTTGGATGCCTCCGGGAAGAGCTTGGCAAAGCCGGAGATCGATGTAATCGCCGCCCGTTCCAGCTGGCGGTCAATCAGTTTATCATACTCCACGGTGATCTCACTGCCGCAAATCTGCTCCAGCGCATAGCTCTTATCCAGGCCGATCAGTGTTCCTGCAGGCATGGCACTGGTTCTCAGCAGTTGTGCGCCTAAGGGTGTCGTCAGGGTGCCGGTTCCTTGGAAGTTCAGCCCAGTCAAAGGATTTTGGAATTCGTCCAGCTTCAGCATGGAGAGCATCACATCCCCTCCCACCAACATTGTGTTCATGGTATACGGGTCAAACTGGCTCCAGAATTCCAGCAGTGCGTCATAGGTCAGCGTCCCGGCAGTACCGGAAATCGGTTTGGTTCCTACCTGAAAACTCTTCGCCGCATTGTTGTTTCCGTCCCCATCGACGATGACGGCAATGGCATCTTGAAGATGCATCCGGCCGATATACGCACCAATCTGCCGCAGTGTCACGGAAAAGAGGTCCAGCCGCTGGAAGCGGATGGCCTCATAAGAAGCCACCAGCATTCGTCCGCGCTTATGAAGGCGTACCAGATTCTCCTGTGTGCGAATGGTGGTTTCCGGAATACTGGCCCCCTCCTCCACACGTTTCAGTTCCTTCTCCTCTTCGCTGGGAACAGAGGCAATCGAGCGGTAGTCCATTCCGTCAAACTGTGTCACTGTGGCTGTAATAGCCGGAAGAATGCTCTCTTCCTCCAGCCCCTGCCGGACCACGCGGGATACAAACTCTGGAAACAGCACAGCGGAATCTGTGGTGTGAAAGAATTTTTCCACCATGTCGCTGCCTGCGCCCTTTACTTTAATATCAAAGCGCTTCAGCTGACGCTGAAAGGCATCCAGCCCTTCCAGCGGCGTACCCCGGTAGTGTTCACTGGGATCCAGTTTTTCCAACGTCTGCGCGAAGGTGCAGCCGCTCTGCCCATACATGCCCTTTTCCAGTTTGATGTTTTCATAATGATATGCCATCTATTCTTTTCCTCCTTATAGTGCAAATGTCACGGTTTTGGCTGACGTATCCACATCCACCACCAAATAGCTCCGGCCACTGGCGGCAGCTTTCACGCCACCGCTGCCGTCACTTGCCAGAGTTGCCCAGCCCAAGGACGGCGCTGCCCCATCTGTTTCCACCGTATACCCGGCGGTCACCATGCCTCCAAGCGCCACCGCGCAGGCATCTCCGCCCCGGCTTAGAGACAGTACCATTCCGCAGAACCCGTCTCCATCTCCGCAGCCCGCCACGGTACCGTTGGCGCTGAGCTTGACCATCTCTCCCTCAGACACTCCACTGCAGGCAAACGTCGCGGCCCACTGGCCAATTCCCTCATAAGAAAGTTTCATGATTGTCCTCCTTTATATCATTCGTCCATCAGACGAGAAATGCAGTCTCATCGCCCTGCTCTGCGGCGGCAAAATTCCGCAGTTGCGGGGCAGCTGGAAATCGTTTGTTTACGCTGGCCCCATAGGCCTGCTGCAGCGCCAGGAGCTCTGGCTCCTCCAGCCGCTCTGCCGCTTTAGCAAACGTCTCGCCATCCAACCCGTCATCTGCCAGCATCGCCAGTCGTACCACCTCTCGGCGCAGCTGTTTTAAATATTTCTTACCAAGCTCAGCCTGCTTTTTCAGCTGTGCCAATTCTCCGTTCTCCTGTCCAAATCGTTTCAGAACACCCGCATTTCTTTGTGCCGGTACTGCCACAAACGACCATTCATAGGCATCCGTTGGTTCCCGCAGTTCTGCAAAGCACAGTTTCCCGCCATACCGTTCGCCCCTCACGTGTGAGCAGGTACCGCTTTCTGCGCCGCAGATCGAGCAGGCACTCCTTGCCACGCTGCATCCAATGCTTACCTCCTTCTTAATTCCACCTTCAATCTCCGCTATCAGATCTCTGTTTTTTTCACTGCGCAGAAGATACGCCCACCCCTTCAAATAGCAGTATCCATCTCCGGCTGCTGTAACTTGTGCTGCCTCCCGCACAACCTCTGTGCGATAAATTCTGGCGGTTTGTCCTTCTGCAGACCACTGGTGGTCAAAAATGCCGCTCTTCCCCATCAGCAGATCTCCCAGCGAAGAAAGAGCGGTCTCGTCAAATCGTTCCCAATCCCGGTCCACCTCATTGTCACAAAGCCGCACACTGAAGGTGTAGACCTCCTCCGCCGTCAGCGGAGTCTTTGCCAGTCGATTGATAAATTCCAAGTCTTCCATATCCACACACTTTGTTTGTCCACTCTGGTTTTTCTGAATCTCCACTTAATCCCTCCTTTTCTCCACGGCATCATTTTCAACTCGAAGTTTTCTCGCCTGTTCCCGATACAGATCCGCCTTCGCCTCTTCCACTTCATCCTGAAGGTTGATCTCGTCCCAAACCACATCGAAGCTGCAGCCGTATCCATGCATTCGCAGCCACAGGCTGCAGATCCGCTCCACCACAGGCGTCAGTGTTCGCCGGATGGCTGTAATTTCTGTTGTCAGCAGATCTGCCTGCTGGGAACTCATCCGCTCTGTAGAGCTCCAGTTCAAGCCCAGCATAAACGGCGGAATCCCCGTCTTTGCCACCACCTGCTCCAAAATCTGCCGTACCGGAACATCACTGTCTAATATTTGATTGTCCGAACCAATCACTCGAATATCCACATCGCCAACCGCCACAAAGTCACGAACGCCGCCGTTTCTGCTCTCCTGCATAGCCCGCGACCACTCTCCCGCCAACTGCCAGCTCTGCTCCTGGGCGGTTCCGTCCGCTCCATTTTTGCAAATCACCGCAAACCGCACATTGCCGCACCGCTCCCAATTCACTCCAATTGTGTGGTAAATTTTCATCAAAATGTCCGTCAAAAAGGGCAGTGACCGCAGCAGTGATACGCCATAGGGGCTGTCCGCCTCTGGATTAAAGGGTGTAAACAGCAGCAAATTCTGATAGGGCAGTGGGGACACTCTTCCCTGTTCATCCGGTCCGCAAATGGTGAAATCCAGCGGATGCGCTCCCTCCCGAATATCAATATTTTCCACACGGCCACACAGCAGCGCTGCAATTTCCCGATTTCCAACGGTTGGCACAATTTCTCCAACAGCTCTCCCGCATGTCAGCAGGGAATCCAAATAGCAGTCCAGAAAAGCATTCACGCCAAATTGTCCGCGTCCTGTAGGGACCGTCCGCAGAAAGGTCTGCAGCGATTGCTCTGCCGTCTTGTCGCCGCAAACCGCCGTCATGCCGCCCGTCATACGAATCAACTTATAGATAGCGGCATCCACCACCGGCACAGCCTCCCGTACCGCCCGGTACAGCCGTACTTCTCCGTTGCGCAGCGGCACATACTCTCCCAGCATCCCAAACGGATGCCGTGTGCAGTCTCTCAGCTGCACAGGAACCCCTCCCGTCTGCAGCTTTTGTTTTCGAAAACTCAACATCTCTTAAAATCCTCCACGTTCTACCCAAGTTGCAGCAAAGCCACGCGCTGTCCTTCCGGCTAAGTCCATCGCAAAATACCGCATATCATCCATGGCATGGTCATGTTCCTTTTTCGGTGCGTCTTTTTCTCCTTGCGCGTCCCAACAGTAAAGTTCTATTTCCCGCAGACAATCCGTGCAGCCTTCACAAATTACCATTTGACCATTTTTTAATAGGTTTGCCGTCACCCGGATGCCGTCGGACACACTGTTGTCAGCCCGAATCACGGGGAAATTTTCCCGGCGCAGTGTTTCAATAAAACTGGCTGCCGATGGATCTACAATGACCCGTGTTACGATCCGGCCATTCAGCAGCCGCTTTAAGTCCTCTGCGTATTCCGCATCTGTTTTTTGCCGGCCCTCCCTGCGGGAATCGTAATAGTACTCCTGCACCCGATACCATACAGCATCCTTCTTGCCCCAAATCCCGAAGGATGCCGGATTGGCTGTACCATAGTCTATGGACACCCGCCATTCAGAAAATGCCCCATCCGGTACAGGAACCGCATTTTGTTTCCTATCAAAGAAGTCGTATACCAGCCCCTGAGCCGCCACCCACTCTCCAAGCACAAAGCGCCGGAAAAACACACCTGAATATGCACTTCGGTACCGGGCGCGAATGCGTGGTGTCAGCGCGGGATTGTCCTCCATGGTAAAGTGAAGGTATAATGCTCGGCGCTGTTTTGCTTTTTGGATCCATTCTTGGTAAAACCAATGCTGGGGTCCCTCTGGATTGCAGTTAAACCAAAGCCTGCTTCCCGCCACACTGCATCGGGCACAGGCCTGTTCTACAAAGCTTCTTGGCATCAGTGCAGCCTCATCCAGCAACACGCCAGCCAATGTACTCCCCTGAATGAGTGCTGCGCTGGACTCGTCCCTGCCTCCAAACAGCAAAAATTGGTTTTCGTGATCGTTCAGCCGTACTGTCAGCAAATTTTCCGACCTTTTTTCCTGGCAATGCATTCCCAGCCTTCGCAAATAGGGCATCAAATCGGTCAGCAGGTTCCGCCGCAGAGAGAGAATGGTCTTACCACAGAGTCCAAACTGCTTTCCATCAAAACATGTCATTGCCCATAAGAAAAAGGAAACGCCCATGGAAAAGGTTTTTCCACTTCGAACCGCCCCATCGCAAATCAGGGCATCATACGCTCCGCCTTGGCACCACCAGGTCAAAACACGCTTTTGTTTTTTAGAAAATTGCATGATTTCAGTCGTGCTCCCACCCCGTTTCTTCAACGGCCTCTGCCAAGGCCCGATAGAGCTCTTCGGAGCCATTTTCATGATGGCTGCTGTCAAGCAAATGAAATAGTGTTTCTAAGGCCCGAATCCGATCCACCATTTTCACCTCCATGCCGCCCTTGTCCGTCACCTTAAACTCCGAAACTGCGGACAAGTCCAGTTGCTCTGCCTCCGTCACGCCTTGGGAAAGTGCCAGCTTTACAATATCGTTTGCCCGGCCAAAGGCCAGTTGTGCCAGCCGTCGAAGTACATCTTCCCGTCGAATTTGTCCAACAGCTGTTTCCCGCATCTTCTCCAGCTTCTGCTGCAGTGGTTTCGTTGCGAGCAGTGCAAAGCCATCCGGGAATCCTGTTTCCTCTGCTGCCCGTTCCGGATCCATCGTCTTCAAAAAAGCCCTGCAAAAATTTTTCTGCCGGCCGCTGTCATATTGTTTTTTCAAGCGTTCCCTCCCAACTCTGTTCTCTTCCGCACAAATAGCGTTCACGCAAAAAAAGTTGCACGAGTTCGTGCATTTCTGCTCAAAAAAGAAAAAAAGCTGCTTTCGGCAGCTTCTTTCCCTCTGCAAAAACAATGCTCTGGAGCAAGCTCCAGAGCATTGTTTTCATGCATGTTTTATTTTCAGGCAGCTCTTCCTTTTATATGCTTTACCAAGAATTCTTCTGCAGCCTCCGCGTTGCCAATTCCGTAGAAAATCAGGCCCTTTGCTTGATCCTTGCTCCCCTGGTTCTCAACATCTGTCAGTGGGTGGCAGGCTCTCCATCTCATCTGCTTATGAATCTCCTGGAAGAGGCAGCTTCCCAAAACTAAGCAGTCCTGATCGGCCACATCGCGGACAATCTGATAATCATCGATGTCATCCAAATTCATATAGAAAAAGCTCTTGTCACGCGTCTGCAGGATAACGCGCTGATCCGTAATCCAATACCGGCAGCCGGTCACATTACGCCGTTCCAAGATAGGGGAAATGACTGCAAGTACGGTAATAATTGCCACAAGTCCAACAAATCCCATGCTCCACTGGTCGTTATAATGGAAGTAAGCCAACAACAGGCTAATCGCCGCGATGGGTGCGATAATCCATTTTGCCAAAATTTTAAACTTCGTTCCATTTTCCAGCAGGGGAAATGCCATCGGCTTTCCCTGCCAACAAACACGCTCGTTCCCCTTTAAATAGCTATTCAAATCCTTTTCCAT